AAGGAAAATTATTTGTGGAGTCTAATCGCAAAGAAGAGACCGAAGAATGCAACTGTATCCATAGAGGCATTGCTAGACGGAACTTCTCTAGGTCGTGGACGCTCGCAGATGATACGGAAGTTCGACAGGTCACATTTGCCGACGGACTCCTTACCGTGGAACTGGGAAGGATAATTCCTGAGCGTTACGCAAGGAAAGATTTTATCTAATACATAGGGGGGATTGACAAAAATCAATCTCCCCTTTATAATGTAAATATCATTAGTCAAATTATGGCAAAGAAGAAAGAACCAATCAATGTAACACCACCACCAAATCCTGTGGATGAGTCATTGGTAAAATCTGAGAGAGTCAAAGTTGTTGTCATGTTCAATGGTGACAATGTAATATGCGATCTACAGGAAGCAGTAGATAAAGACTCTGGTGCAAGACAGGCATATATTATGAACTTCCCTTATAGGGTTAACTACGATCAACCTAAGTTATCCGAGACAGGTATCGTTACAGATCCAGAAGTTAAAGTTCATTATCAACCATGGTGTCCACTAACACCTGAGACAAAGATACCTATCAATCATAATATGGTTGTTACTATCTTGGAACCAGTTCCTAGTCTTAGAGATACATACATCCAGAATGTGCAGAAGATGGGTGGCAACGTAGGATGAGCATAAAGATTTTATTATTAAGATCTAACGAAGAAATAATTACAGAAGTTCAAGAGATAGCAGATCCTGAGACTAAAGAGTCAATAGGATTTAAGCTACACAAACCCTTTCGTTTAGAAATTGTTTCTGACGAAGGGGATCTCGTTTTCAACAGAGAGAAAGGTTATCAGTTATCTTGGTTTCCTTGGGCACCTTTGAGTAAAGACAAAGATTTCTTTCTCCCTGCAGGACATGTAATTACTGCATACGATCCGTTAGACAGCATTACAGAACAATATGTTCTAGCAATCAAAGAAGAAAACTATGATGAGAACTTCAAGAAACATGAAGATGTCATTGCGGGTGTTCAGAATGATGACCTAGACATGGAACAAATATTTAAAGACGCAGAACAATTACTAGAGGATGAAGAAGATGCAGACAGCACTGATATTGCTTAAGAGTGGCATATACCTAATCGCTAAAGCAGAACAACTTGAAGAAGAACCTAGTTGTCATATGGAAGATCCTTATCAGGTTAAGGAAGATGGCACACTAGAACCATGGCCACGTCATTCTACTGACACTGACGTCTTGCTTTATTCTGAAACTATTGCTACAATAGTAGAACCAACAAACGAGATCAAAAAGAAATACGAGACTGTTACTAAATGAGTTTCTATACCAACGTGCAACTAGTTGGTGATAACTTGCTTTATCTTGGATACGAAGATGGACAACGTATTCAACGTAAGTTCAAGTTTTCTCCAACTCTTTTTGTTGTCACAAAAAAACAAACCAAATACAGAACACTTGACGGTAGGTATGCAAAACCTATTCAGTTTGATTCTGTTCGTGAAGCACGTAAGTTCGTAGAACAATACAAAGAGGTGCCAAACTTTGAGGTGCATGGATATGACAGATACTTGTATCAGTTTATATCTAAAGAGTTTCCTGATGATGTTGATTTTGACCTCAAGAAAATGAATATCATGTCACTTGACATCGAGGTTCAATGTGAGAATGGATTCCCTAATGTAAAAGAGTGTGCTGAGGAAATGCTTAGTATTACAGTGCAGGATTATGCAACACGTAAGATAAAAGTATTTGGCACTCGACCATATAAAAATACACGTGATGATGTAGAATATATTTTGTGTGATGGTGAAGAACATTTACTTCGTGCCTTCCTAGATTATTGGATACAAAACTTCCCTGACATTCTTACAGGATGGAACGTAGAACTTTATGATATTCCATACATCTGTGGTCGTCTAGAAAGACTATTCGGCACAAAAGAAATGAAGTTGATGTCACCTTGGAACATCGTCTATGATGAAGAGATAGAAATAAAAGGTAGAACAAATAAAGTGTATAACATCTATGGCATCAATGTCATGGATTATATGGATCTATATAAGAAGTTCACATATACAAATCAAGAATCATATCGCCTAGATCATATCGCATTTGTAGAACTCGGTCAAAGAAAACTTGACCACAGTGAGCATGAAAACTTCAAAGCGTTCTACACAGATGACTGGCAGAAGTTTATTGACTACAACATCATTGACACAGAACTTGTAACTCGTCTGGAAGATAAGATGAAGTTGATAGAACTTGCTGTTGCTCTAGCATATGACGCTAAGGTAAATGTGAGAGATGTATATTATCAGGTGAGGATGTGGGATACACTGATCTACAACTTCCTCAAGAAAAAGGGTATCGTTGTCCCTCCTGCAAAACGATCAAGTAAGAACGACAAATATGAGGGTGCTTATGTCAAGGAACCAATTGCGGGACGCTATGAATGGGTGGTTAGTTTTGATCTCAATAGCTTGTATCCTCACCTTATTATGCAATATAATATTTCCCCAGAAACCCTCGTTGAAAAGAGGCATCCATCCGCTACAGTTAATAAGATCCTCGGACAGAAGGTAGAAGTTCCAAAAGAGTTTGCTGTGTGTGCAAACGGTGCAATGTATCGTAGAGACATCCATGGTTTCTTACCAGAGATGATGCAGAAAATATACGATGAACGTGTGCAATCTAAAAAACTTATGATCCTTGCCAAAAAGGAATATGAGAAAACCCCAACAAAGGAATTAGAAAAAAGTATAAGTAAGTATAACAACATACAAATGGCACGTAAGATTCAATTGAACAGTGCCTATGGTGCAATTGGAAACCAGTATTTTAGATACTATAATCTTACCAATGCTGAGGCAATCACAATGTCAGGGCAAGTTTCTATCCGTTGGATAGAACATAAGATGAATGCCTATCTAAACAAAATACTAAAAACGGAGAAGAAAGATTATGTCATTGCTAGTGATACTGATAGTATCTACCTCAATCTGGGTGATTTGGTCAAGACTGTATACAAGGGGAGAGAAACGACTGATCAAAGCATTGTGTCGTTCCTTAATAAGATCTGTGAGGTGGAACTTGAGAAGTATATTTCGAGTTCTTATGAAGCGTTGGCGAGTTACGTAAACGCATACGATCAAAAGATGATAATGAAGCGAGAGAATATCGCTTCTACAGGTATCTGGACTGCAAAGAAAAGATACATGCTCAACGTGTGGGATAGTGAGGGTGTAAGATATAAAGAACCCAAGCTAAAGATGATGGGTATTGAGGCAGTGAAGTCATCTACTCCTGCACCATGCAGGGGTGCTATTAAAGATGCTATCACTATTATGATGACTGGCACAGAAGACGATCTTGTATCGTTTATAGATAGTTTTAGACAAAAATTCAATTCCTTACCACCAGAAGATATAGCATTTCCGAGGTCTGTCAATGGACTACGCAAATTCAAAGCGTCATCAGGCGTGTATACAAAGGGATGCCCTCTACATGTTCGTGGAACTTTGCTTTATAATTTTCACATCTCAAAAAACAAACTTGAATACAAATATCCACTAGTGCAAGAGGGAGAAAAAATAAAATATCTCTTTCTACATCGCAACAATCCAATACATGAAAACGTTGTATCGTTCCTTAACACATTCCCACGTGAATTGGGTCTCGAAGGTTCGATAGATCGTGATACCCAATTTAAGAAATCCTTTCTTGATCCTTTACAAATCATCTCTGGCGTGATAGGATGGGAGACAGAGAGGAAAGCTAACCTAGATTTTTTATTTGCATGACATCATCATTTTTGAAAAGCATTGTCAAAGAGATTGACAATGACTACGCAGGACTATTATCAGAGGGTGGCGTAGGTGACATTGAATCTTTCGTTGATACAGGATCATATATTTTCAATGCATTAGTTAGTGGATCTATCTACAAAGGAGTCCCTAGCAATAAAATTACTGCACTAGCAGGAGAGAGTGGAACAGGTAAAACATTCTTTTGTCTAGGTGTAGTTCAAAGTTATCTACGTGATAACCCAGATGCGGGTGTTGTTTACTTTGAGAGTGAAGCAGCAGTCACAAAACAAATGATTGACGAACGTGGCATAGATGGTTCACGTATGATACTCGTTCCCGTAACAACCGTCCAAGAGTTTCGGACTCAGGCAATACAGATTTTAGATAAATATCTTCAACAGAAGACAGAAGATCGCAAACCTATGATGTTTGTGCTAGACTCTTTGGGTATGCTTTCCACATCTAAAGAACTAGCAGACAGTGCCGAGGGTAAAGACACTCGTGACATGACTAGAGCACAAGTTGTGAAGGCAATTTTCCGTATTCTTACATTGAAACTTGGCAAAGCAAATGTCCCCCTACTTGTTACAAATCACACATACGATGTCGTTGGTGCCTACATCCCAACTAAGGAGATGGGTGGAGGTAGTGGACTCAAATACGCTGCATCTACAATCATATATCTATCTAAGAAGAAAGAGAAAGACGGAAAAGAAGTTATTGGAAACATTATCAAAGCAAAGGCTGCTAAGTCGCGTCTGACAAAGGAGAACGCAAGTGTCGATACAAGATTATATTTTGATGCAAGAGGACTGGATAAGTATTACGGACTATTGGAACTGGGTGAAAAATATGGAGTCTTTGAACGCAAAGGAAATCGCCTTGTTGTCGGGGAGTCTAGCGTCTACCCTTCTGCTATTCTCAAGGATCCTGAGAAATATTTCACAGCAGAAATAATGGAGAAACTTGACTGGGCAGCAAGTCAAGAATTTAAGTATGGATCATGATAGACAATATATTTCCTGCAACCGTCCGCAAATATAATCTAGTTCACGATGGTATAAAGAAATGGGGAACAAGATTATACGACAGCGAAAAATTTAATATAACATCACCATTTTCATTACACCTAACAGATATAGATGCATGGGTTACTGAACAGTATACTGACATCCTTACAGAGTTAGTCAAGGATTTGAGTCTGGATAAAACACACGTTGCATTTATTACAAATGCTGTTTTCTGTGTGCTAGAAAAAGGAGAAACTCTACAGATTTGTAATACCTTACCTAGTCAATATACATTGACACATTACATAGAAGGTGTTACTCCAGATATATTCTATCATCCTGCTAGGTCTTTGTTAGAAGTGTTCAATCCTGGTCATCCAGAGTGGACTAGTGCATCATCCTTGTTTATTAACGAAGGAGATGCTATCATACATCCATCATACTTGGACTACACCACACCTCCAGTTGACGAGAGAAGAATGACTCTCACACTTTTATTACAATTACATCGCAAATGAACGAAGTAGAACAGTTAGTTATAAAGAACTTATTGCTAGATGAAGAGTATGTTCGCAAGGCATTACCTTTTATCAAATCTGAATACTTCGCTGATCTTATTGGTAGAAAACTATTTGAAGTAACGTCAAAATACTTTACAGATTATAGTGCAATACCTACAAAGGAAGCATTAGTAATAGAAGTAGGACAGTTAGATAATATCTCTGACGATCAACACAAAGATATCGTAAGATCTATCAATGAGATAGATTCTGAGAAGTCTGAATTTGATTGGATACTAGACACTACAGAAAAGTGGTGTAAGGAACGTGCATTATATCTTGCACTCATGTCATCAATTAAGATTGCAGAGGGCAATGATGAGCAAAGAGCAGCGGGTGCTATCCCTACTATATTATCTGAAGCACTTGCAGTAACATTCGACAATCATATTGGTCACGATTACCTAGAAGACTATGAGGAACGCTATGAGTTCTACCATCAGAAAGAAGAGAAGATTCCATTCGATCTTGAATTCTTCAACAAAATTACAAAAGGTGGTCTCCCTAATAAAACTCTTAATGTTGCTCTGGCTGGCACTGGTGTTGGTAAGTCTTTATTCATGTGCCATTGTGCCAGTTCTGTTTTATTACAAGGTAAAAATGTTTTATACATCACACTTGAAATGGCAGAGGAAAAGATTGCAGAGAGAATAGATTCTAATCTATTGAACTGTGATATACAAAACATTACTGAACTACCTAAGATTATGTTTGAGAACAAAGTAACAAACATATCTAAAAAGACTCAAGGTAAGTTAGTTATCAAAGAATACCCTACTGCATCAGCAAACGTGGGTCACTTCAGAGCATTACTAAATGATCTAGCACTGAAAAAATCATTTATACCTGATATAATCTACATAGATTACCTCAACATTTGTGCATCATCACGTTATTCAAAACTAGGAAATGTCAACTCATACTCATATATTAAAGCGATTGCGGAAGAACTTAGAGGACTTGCCGTGGAAGCGAATGTTCCAATTGTTAGTGCAACACAGACGACTCGTAGCGGGTTCGCTTCTTCTGATGTTGATCTCACCGATACCAGTGAATCCTTTGGTCTACCCGCTACTGCTGATCTTATGTTTGCCCTTATCTCAACCGAAGAACTCGAAGAAATAAATCAGATCATGGTCAAACAGTTGAAGAATAGATACAACGATCCTACTATGAACAAGAGATTTGTAATTGGTATTGATCGTGCAAAGATGAGACTGTATGATGTAGAACAATCAGCACAAAATGGCATCACAGATGCTAACCAAGACATCTCACTACCCTCTTCGGAAGACATGTCTAAGAAGTTTGCACAACTCAAAGTCTAGTTGACAATGTGCATAAATTATATTAGAATACATATTGAGTTAATCTGATTATGACAATAAATTTTGATAAGTATTGCTTATTCGTGGATGGTGTCACATCCGATTCCAGTAAAGATTTTGTCTATCTTGCTGA